CATCATTATTGGGTGTTGCGAAAGAAGGTTGAGTGGACGCATCCTTCTCTTCCTTCTCCCGCGATATTGTGAAACCAAAAAGGCTTAATGCCAAAATTGTTCTCCTTTAATCATAACGAAAAAATACCACATTAAGTTGTAGTATTTGCTTCCCACCATTGATACGCGAATGTTACAGAGTATTCTTCGATGGTATCATTTGAACCCCAATCCAAATCGATTGGAGCAATGTCAACAGGGAACAAACCTATGAAATCATAAGACTTCAAAGTATCTCCTGCTTTACCATATTGAGTAACTACAGCATCAACAGTATACGATGTTGGTGTTTTTGCTGAAGTGTTTCTCAAATTACCAGCATGAGAATTGATTGCATTCGACCAAACTTCCAATGCATTTCTAATAACAAAGTCCTCATCATTAATGATATTTAGTGTCCAGTCTGCGAATGAACGATTTCCTGCAAGCTTAATTTCACGACCAAAATAATATACAGGAACTTGACCAATCGATGCACCAGGCAATTGTGCAGATTTTGCCATGAAAGATACTTTTGATCCAGCTGCTGCTCCTGCTGCGACGAATGGAGGAAATGTTAGGGTTACACCAAACAGGTTGGGACGGGCACCGTCTCCAACCATATTTGCTCTGAATTCTGCTACGTTGAAAGCCATTGTTGTCTCCTATTATTGTTCTTTGTATATATTAAGCACCAGTAACTTCTGAGAACGCTACACCAGTACCAACGGCGATGAAATTCAGCTTTATGAAATTGATGCTTCTTGCTGGCTTAATATAGATATCACCAACAAACTGATTAGAATCAATAACTTGAGGCGTATTATTTGTAGTATCGCAAATAACACGGAAGTCATAAATTCCTCTACGACCTTGCACATCACGCAAGAATGGAGCAACTAGGGATACGAATTGTGCGCGAGTAAATTGGTCATTGAATTCGAACAATGAATATTTAGCTGCGATACTGATCGCTTTTTCTAGAACGATAAACAGTCTACGTACATTGATTCTATCGAATGCAGAAGGTTTTGCTTGCAGAGTCTTGTCTCCATACAGAACAATACCATTACCAGGGAAGGTAACAACAGGGTTAACACCCAATGGATAAATGATATCACGTTCAGTTTGGTTTGGATTCCAAGCTAATCTTACAGCATTCTTGATTGCACCACGATTGAATCCAGCTGGTGAATACCATGGATCACGAATCGCATCTGTGTATACACACAATCCGGCAATGTCACCATTCAGAGGAATGTAACGATATACGTTATTGTATTTGTCATACATGTATTTCCAACCGCTGTCGGCAACAACATATGAACTTGAACGAGCAAGACTTGTCAACCACGATTGAATATTTGTAGTTTCGCTACCAGCTTGATTAACAACATCAGCATAACGTGGTGAAATGAATGCAATAGCATCACCAGAACGACCAGTCAAACTTCCCGCAGAAGTAACAATATTGTCAATAACATATTGTTGAACGGTCACACTAGCATCAGCAGTTAAGAATAGAGAAACGTCTACAGTATCTTTATTCTTGAACAGATCATATCCAGTTTGCAAGTTTGCATCGGTTATTGTTGCATCTGTTCCACTCGCAAGTCTATGCGAAGTATTGCCTTGAGGATAAGTTGCAGTAGAGATTCTGGCAAAAGTTGTTTGACCAGTTTTACCCCATGTCGCATTGGTATTTGCATAATCCAAATGGTCCATTGCATAGATGTACTTGGAATTATTGAATATCACATTTTTATAGTATGTGCTATTGTTGTTTCCATCTGTTGCATCGATAGCTTTTGATACGAATGGGTATGTCTCAAGAACAGTATTTTTGACACCGGTGATCAGACCACCAGCATCTGTAACGACGATGTGGAATTCATCATTCGCACCACCCATTGTTGATACATAGCTTGATGTGCTTGGAGCAGAACTAAAGTTTGCTGCAAGTGCGCCTGCTGCTGATGACCATGCGCTGAACAGAGTAGTATTTGATGAATCGAAAACATCAACTTGAATTGAGTTACCGATAGCACCTGGATACTTAGCCATGTAAGCTACGTTGGCAAATGCTGTATTATTTGCCACAACGTTATTAGCAAAGAACTGAATGTTATTCTTCACTACTGTTGAATGTGTATTAACGACGCCTGTATTACCAACAGCGTTTAGAGCATCGTTAGCAGTACCTGAAGTAGTATTAGCTGCACGAACCACATAAAGAGCGTTGCTATAGGAGAGGAAGCTTGAAGCAGTGAACCAAGTCTCAAAGTTGTTTGCATTTGGCTTACCAAACGTATCAACAAGCTTTGTTTCGGAATCAATTAGCATTCTCTCGC